CTTTTGAATCTTGTAGTGCCTTTTTATATTCTTTTGTAACTTTGTCTTGTAGTTTTACAAATTCAGCAAGTTCATCATAATTTTCAACATCTCTTAATCCGTCAAGGTCATCTGAAAATCTTGTAACAACATTTACAGCAGTTCTACCTATTTCAAGTTTCTTTATTTTATCTGATGTATAACCAAGGTCTAGTCTTTTTTTTGCTAAAAATTCAACAGCAGTATTAGCAATAGCATCTTTTTCTTTTAACTTTTGCTCTTTCTGTTCTGCTAAAATTTTAGAAAATTCTGAAGGTCCAAAATCTTCTGGTTGACTTCTAAATGATGTTACTTCTTTTGCCATTTATTATTTCTGTGTATCTATTTTAGATGGTTTACCATTTACATACAAACCAAACCATGCTGCACCAGCACCAACGACTACAGATACAAAACCTGCTTGTGCGTTGTTTGGTTCAGGTAGTGCCATAAACCATTGCATTGTCATGTAAAAAGCATATCCATATAACAACATGAATACTCTTGGTATTAATCTCCAGTTTGACATAAATTGTGGTATCTCACATTTTAAGAAATACCATACATTTTTTACTATTGATTTTCCTGTGTCTATCATCCTTGTCTTTGCCTCTCTCTTGCTTTTCTATTTTCTTCTTTTATATGGTCAGTTAATAACTGTATATAAATCTCCCTTTCCCAAGGTATCATCATTTCTAATTCTGTTATAGAATATTTATGATGAGTCATCAATAAAAAATTAGTTCTATAGTAATTTTCTAGTTCATCATGGGAAAGGGAAACTAAAAAAAATCTTTCATCCCTTGTAGATTTAACTTAAATTCCTTACCTGTGTTAGGATTTTTATAGTTAATCGTATGTGATAATCTAGGCATATTATTAATAAAACTAATAACTTTGTTGTATTGATCCTGTGTTAAACTTTCTACAAATTCATCTAACTCTTTTTCAGAAACATCATCCGTATCAAAAACTTGGTCATCTTTAAATACTGATTGGATTGAGTCTTTTAATAAAGCAAGATTGACTTCAGTAGTTGAACCTGCTTTTGAAAATGATTTTACAGTTGGATATCTCATTATTAAACCATAGTTGTCTGAAAACTTAATTGTATTATCTACAGATATAGGTTTATCTAATTTAACTTCATCAACATTTAAATCATAATCAACAAAAGTATTTTCTTGGTCGTGGCATTTTAGTTTAAGTTTAACAACCTCACCAACTGACTTTGCTCTTATTTGTAAATACAAATATTCAAAATCAAATATTGGCATTTTAGTTACGTTAATCTTATCTATTAGACAAGACTCTAATGTGTTTATTAATGTTGTGGCAATTTGGTCGTCATCATCTGACTCTAATGCTACTAATAAAACTTTCTGTTCTTTTACAAGAAACGGCCTAAACTTAACAGTTTGACCATTTGAAGGAAGTTTTATCGTGTAGATTGGCACATCATTTTTTGGTAATGGCATAATATACTCCTTTTTATTATATTAAAAAAATGGTGGAAATACTCTTCCACCAAATATTCTTCCAATTGGGAATCTTTGTTTAGCAACTTGTATTATCTTATCTCTTGCTCTTCGTATTTCTCCTGGTAGTTTGTAGTCACTAATTTCACCTATTGTTGCTGTAGGTAGACCTGGTTTAAAATCACCTGCCTTTACTGTACCTGCAAATTCTGTATAATCTTCAGCATTAAGATTGTCAACTGAAAATGTATCGGCTGCTGTTTCATGTAATCTATAATTAAATGTAATGCCTTGTTTAGCAATACTATTATTTGTTGAATAAGATAAATCAACAGCATTAATTGTTTTAGGATATGCTTCTTTAAATTCCATGTAGTACGGTGATATAGTTGCTGTTGCTAATGGTCCTGCACTGCCTGATTCATAGTCACCATATATAGGTTCTTTTAAATGTATTAATGGCCACACTTTAATTGAACCTGTATAATCATCATAATAGTTCATATTGTAAGTTGCTTGATTATACGCCAATGATTGCCATTGTTCAAAAAATACCCTTTCACTTAAATTAGCATCCAAATAGAAACTTAAATCTAAAGGACCAAAACTTACATCACTTGCAATTTTTCTATTTGGTCCATAAAATGATTCTGCTGTTACATCTTCTAATGATTTATCAGCAAATCTAGCAGACTCACAGAAAAATATTAATCTATCTTTAAGTTCATCTTTTGTAGCAGTGGCATTTGCAAATTGAGTTTGATATTGAGCAAATTCTGTACCAGCACCTGTTGTTTCCTGTCTTAATGAAGATGGTAAATTAATTTCTACAAGGTATTTGTTAGGTCTAAAAAAACCACCACCTTGTTTCATCATTGAAACAAATCTATTAATACGAGTTTGTCTTTGAGGTCTTGTTCTAGCAATACGATTTAATACAGCATTTTCATCAAAGTCACCTTCTCTTTGCTGTCGTGCTAATTCTTCTCTATTAATCTGCTCTATTCTTTTTCTTGTAGCAGCAGGATCAAAACCTTTATCTCTAGGTAAACCTATTCTAATATCAAATGGTCCTGGTAGTGGTAATCGTTGTCTTATTATTGCCATTTAAATAAATCTCCTACTGTCTGAATAAACTTTTGCTTCACTTGCCTTTTGAAACCTTTGTACAGGTAGATATATCGCAACTGCGGCATCGTTAGCATTTATTCTTAAAAATCCTGTTTGTACATATGAATACAAATACTTTTTAATTGTTGGTTTTACAATCTTAATATTTTTTACATCATCATAGTTTACATCAAATTTTGTTTTACTATCAAATTCTGTATCATCAGCAAACTGTTGCATACGTTCTAGTAACTTAAATCTTAATAACGGTGGTAGATAGTGAAAGTTCATACCTAAAAACCCACCTGATATTGGCTCTAACGGTAACACTAATGGAAATATATCATAATATGGTAATGTTTTTCTTAATTTAGGATTGTAACCAAATAGGTTCAATCGTCCTACACTAGGTCTACCATTAAGTTTGCCTTGTCTAAACAATTGTCTAGCATTAGCATTACTTGCTATTTTGTTTACTTGTGTTCTATACCAAGTAGCAGACTTTTCAGTATCGCCTGCCTTTTGTCTAATTGTATCAAATACAGTTGCCATACTACTATTTATAGTGCTATAAATAAGGTTATGAAGAAATTGAAAAAGTTAACTAATCCAGACAAACGGCCATATTCAGGTATATTTAAACCTCTCAACCCACAAAAATATAAAGGTAATGTTAATAACATAATCTATCGTTCAAGTTGGGAAAAAAGGTTCATGGGTTACTGTGATAAAAATAAAGATGTATTAGAATGGGGTAGTGAAGAAATAATCATATATTATCGTTCTATTGATAACCGTCCTCATAGATACTTTCCTGATTTCTATATGAAGGTAAGGCAATCAAATGGTACATTTAAAAAGTTCATTGTTGAGATTAAACCAAAAGCACAAACTCGTAAACCTAAAAAACCATTAAGAGAAAGTCGTACTTATAAAAACGCATTGTTAACCTATGAAAAAAATAGAAGAAAGTGGTCTACGGCATTTGCATGGTGTAATAAACGAGATATGAAATTCGTTATACTTACCGAAGACCACTTAAAGACTTTTTAAGCAACTTCTTTCACATGGTCATATGTGTTACAATTCTTATGTAACACTCTTAAATTATCGTTTTCTGTTTTACCACCAAAGCAATAAGTGGTTATATGACCGCCTGTTTTTTGTTTTTCACTTATCTCAATATCACATTTAGGACAAACATAATTTTGTTTATGTAATGCGTCATCAATTTGTTTTTTAGTGAAAGTTCTTTTTGTATCTAACTTAGCACAACCCCAATCTTTTAAATCAAATTGACTAAAGTATTGAAACAAATAATCAAGTGTTATTTGTAGATGTTTTGAGTCTTTGTTGTTGGTACTTCTCTCAAAAGCATTGTTCTTGTGACCAAGTCTTCTTTCTTCTTTGGTTAACTTCTTCAGTTCTATAAAGGCATCATAAAACATTTTGGCAAACGTTGTATGAGTTATCACTTTAATATTGTTTAAACTTAAATGATAATAGAACATAAAAAATCTTATAAAGACTTTAGGAGTTAAAAGTTGTTTACTTTGGGGTAAAGACTTTACTATCTCACTAAACTGTCTGAAAGTTTTATCAAAACTATCAAACCAAGGTACAGTTCGTTTGTACTTTGAATCTTCATAAAGTTTATCAATCTCTTTTGGTTGAATTGAAGTTCTTTTAACAAAGTAAGTAGCACAACTAGCAACAACTTCTTCTTGTGCAAGTTCATCATTTGTAAATTCACTATTTACATATGTAGGAATTACTTTTTTATCTTTTGTTAATGTGTAATCAAAAACATCAAAAGGATTTATTACTGTGCCGTTCGGTGTAATAACTTCATTCAGTTGTTTTTCAATCATTCTAACTGCATTTCTGATAGCGGTTGCGACTTCAGAATCGTTAGCGTTTCTTAACATTTGAGCGTTCATTTTGTTTTGATAATTTAAAATATCTCTAAACAATATACACGCCTCAGCATCGGTTATATTTACATAACATTTAATTGAAATCAATCTGTTTTCATATTTTTGTTGATAGAAGTCAGGATATTTTGTTTTCAATTCAGCAAACGTAAGACCAGTTAGTTCAATTTCTGAACCGTCAACATCATTGGTTACTATTTTTGGTAACGTGTAATTTTCATCTTTAGATAGATAGAAAATAACAAGTGTATATAATCTTTGCAAACCGTCTAATATTTCAGCAAAGACATTTCTGTTACCGTTATCTAAATCTACGGTCGGTCTGGCATTTGAATATAAACGCATATGTAATTGTGTGATGTCAAAATTCTGGTCATCACAGAATAAAGTTTTAGCGATACCGTCTAAAAACTTTTTATTAAACTTTGCAATATATTTACGTTGGTATTTTTGTGGAATAAAGTCTATAAAATCTTTAGCAGATTCTATATCTTTTATTGTCAGGTAAATATCAAAAACTTTCTCTTTTGAGGTGTTTATGATATGTTTAGCAACTATACCCATTTTTTCAAGTATAGAAGAAACTAATTTAATATTAGTCATATTTACTCCTTAATGTTATGGCACAAAGCCGTTAGTTTAAGTGTAATGACTTTTGACAAAGGTCTACTCATCATTACTATTAAAGTATATCATAACTTAACTTAAAAGTCAAGCATAAAAAGGTCTATATTTACTGTATTTTAAAATGAGAACAAAACGTGAACATTTATGTGGGTAGCCCGAAGGCTACCCTTATTGAGAAAGTGAGAGAGATAGATTAGGAATCGTCCTCAGCAAGTTTACTAAAATACGATAGGTCATCGCTATCGTTGGACGCTTCCTCTTTCTCTACCGAGTTGTTAGAAGTATTTGGTATGTCATT